AATCAAAGCGGCACAGGAACCTGTCTCTGTGGGTCTGACGGACTGAGGTCAACATGGCTAAGACCCCCGCTTGGACTCGCAAGGAAGGCAAGAACCCTAAAGGGGGGCTCAATGCCAAGGGCCGTGCGTCCTACAACGCAGCCAACCCCGGAAAGCCAGGACTCAAGGCCCCGCAACCGGAAGGTGGCCCCCGTCGTGACTCGTTTTGCGCCCGCATGAAAGGGATGAAGGCAAAGCTGACGTCAGAAAAGACGGCAAAGGATCCGAACTCTCGTATCAACAAGAGCTTGAGGGCCTGGAATTGTTGACATGGAAGCGACGTTCGTTTGGAATACCGTCTTGACGTTGCTGATCGGCGTTGTGGGGTTCTTCATGTCAGCCAAGTTCAAAGAACTCGACCGTATCAGCATTCTGCTCAACAGAACGCGAGAGGAAGTGGCCCGGGATCACATCACCCGCTCAGAGTTCCGTCAGGACATGAAAGAACTGCTGGAGAGGTTTGACAGGATTGAGTCGAAGATCGACAATCTACGAAGCAAGCCCCATGCCGTATAGTTCTCCCGAGCAAGAGCGGCTCATGCGGGCCGTCGCGCACAGCCCAGGCTTCGCCAAGAAGGTGGGCATCCCCCAGGCCGTTGGCCTGAAGTTTGAAGCCCATAAGGCCGAAGGAGGCCCCGTGAAAGAATCTCCCAAGATGGTCAAGAAGGAACTTGCCTTCATGAAGGCTAAGCGTGCGCCCAAGGCCATGATCAAGCACGAGAAGGAAGAAGCCAAGGGCAAACCCAAGGGCAAGCCGTTCACCAAGGGTGGCGCGGCGAAGAAGATGGCATACGGCGGCAAAGCCTGCTGAGGAGAACACACATGGCTATGTACACCAAGGAAATGGGTCCGCCTCCGATTGACATCGATATGGCGTCGTCCCTGTCCCCTGCGCAGCGCAAGGCCGCTGAGCGCAAGGCGGAAGCCCAGACTAAGAAGGACTACCCGCCGAAGCCGCCGGTCAAGAAGGCGATGGGCGGCATGACCAAGAAGTATGCCAATCGCGGCTCTGTGCGCGGCGCAGGCGTCGCCCAACGCGGCGTCAAGCAGTGCAAGGTGGTGTGATATGGCGATGAACTCGGGCTACGACGATGAGACCGGGACTGCTTTGAATCGGCTGCAGTCCCGTAATCGCGGGGCTGTCGAGTCGTACGCAGCTACTCCCCGGGCACGCAAAAAGTGGTCAGGTCCTATGCCGGACCGCCCCAAGGTGGACGGCAAAGTGCTGGTCAGTGCAGAAGAGCTTGCGGATTTCCGCCAGAAGTTTGGTGCTGACAAGACGCTTCGGGATCTGTTGAACGCAGACAAGGGGCGTGGGCCTTCTGCGGCCAGTCCTGCGGCGCGAGGTGTGCAGGGAGCGAATGTGGCGCCAGCGCCCATGTCGCTGCGCTCGCTTCTTGGAACGAAGGAATCTGCCGCACCTTCGACGGAGGATGCTGCGGAACGGTTTCGGCGTTTGCCCGCAATGAAGAGCCCCGAGGAAGAGCGAGACGAAGCCAAGAACCGCACGATGGCTGCGCTCAGTTTGCTCGGTGGCGCAGGCGCCAACGTGGGCCTTCGTGCGCTTGCGGGACGTATGGGGGCAGGGCGTGCAGCGCCAGCCCCTGCCTCGCGGGGGCCTCTGGTGAAAGACGACGACATTATCCCGGCATTCAAGAAGGGCGGCAAGGTCAAGGCCCCGTCCCGGGGCCGGGGCACCGGGTGCGAGACTCGCACCAAGAAGACGAAGTACGTATGAAGGCCTCACGCGGTATGGGCTGCATCCGCCCGGAACTCAAGAAGCCCAAGGCATACGCCAAGGGCGGGGAGAGCCGCGTGAACGAGGCGCGCAACTACACCAAGCCTGGGATGCGCAAGAGCCTCTTCGAGAAGATCAAGGGGCAGGCTACGCAAGGCACGGCGGCAGGTCAGTGGAGCGCCCGCAAGGCGCAGCTTCTGGCGAAGCAGTACAAGTCCAAGGGCGGCGGGTATCGTGACTAAGGCCCCGCAGCAGTCTCTGAAAGACTGGACCGCACAGAAATGGCGGACCAAGTCAGGGAAACGCTCCTCCGACACCGGGGAGCGCTATCTCCCCGAGGCTGCGATCAAGTCCCTGAGCCCCTCTGAGTACGCGGCCACGACCCGGGCAAAGCGGGCAGGCAAGGCCAAGGGTCAGCAGTTCGTCAAGCAACCGCCGAAGGTGGCATCGAAGACAGCGAGATTTAGATGACCACATCAGGGACCACCACCTTCAACCTCGATCTCAACGATGCGGTCGAGGAGGCGTTTGAACGCTGCGGGGCAGAGCTTCGCACGGGCTACGACCTGCGTACTGCGCGGCGGTCCCTGAACCTGCTGTTCGCAGACTGGGCGAACCGTGGCATCAACATGTGGACCTTCAACCAGGGCATGATCCCCTTGGTGCAGGGCACGAACACCTACACGCTCCCGTCTGACACCGTCGACCTCCTTGAGCATGTCATCCGCACAGGCGCGGGCAACGTCTCGACCCAGGTTGATCTGACCATCACGCGCATCAGCGTCAGCACGTACTCTTCCATCCCGAACAAGCTGCAGCAGGCGCGTCCGATTCAGGTGCTGGTCAACCGGAACTCCAACGCGACGTATCCGGCGGCGAGCAGCTACTCCCCAGGCGCAACGGCAGCGCCCAGCATCACCGTGTGGCCCACGCCTGACCAGACGGGCGTCTACCAGTTCGTCTACTGGTACTTGCGGCGCATCCAAGATGCAGGTGCTGGCGGTGAAGCCACACAGGACATCCCCTTCCGCTTCATCCCCTGCTTGGTCTCCGGGCTGGCGTACTACCTCGCCATGAAGCTCCCGGGCGGCATGGAGCGTCTCCAGATCCTGAAGGCTCAGTACGACGAAGACTGGGACCGTGCATCAAGCGAAGACCGTGAGAAGGCTGCGGTACGGTTCGTACCCCGGCAGATGTTCATTAGCTGATCATGGCCAACAGGTTTGCAAACGGCGCAAAGGCGTTCGGGTTCTGCGACGTCTGTGGGTTCCGTTTCGACCTGAAGAAGCTGAAGAACCTCGTCGTCAAGACCAAGCAGACGCAGATCAAGGCGTGCCCTCAGTGCTGGACTCCGGACCAGCCGCAGTTGCAGTTGGGCATGTACCCTGTGGCCGACCCCCAGGCCATCCGTGACCCCCGCCCGGACACAAATACGTGGTATCAGTCCGGAACGAACGGCCTGCAGACAAGCCCGACATCAGGCACCGGCCCCTTGCAAGAAGGCTTCCCTGGCGAGGGCATGCTGGTCATTCAGTGGGGGTGGAACCCTATCGGTGGTGCCAGGGACTTTGACGCTGTGCTCACGCCAAACACCTTGGTCGGCGTGGGTGAAGTTGGTACAGTAACGTTTACCTGACAAGGAGTGAACATGGACGCGATGAAGGCTCTCCGGGAGCATGCCAAGAAGCCCCCCAATGTGGCGCACGGCCCCGGCGCCAAGCTCGCCAAGGGTGGTGTGACCACCAAGATGTCCCAGAAGATGGGTCGCAACATGGCCCGCGTGGCGAACCAAGGCCCGGTCGGGCGCAAGGGGAAGTGACATGATGAAGGCCAAGCCTGTTCCGACCCCGGTCGTGAACGCTGACGCGCCCATGCCGCGCATGGTGGTGGGCAACATCGCCTCCGCTGCGACGCCCCCGGCCAAGACCTCGGGCATTCAAGTTCGTGGTGGCAAGGCGCAGACCAAGGGCCGCATGGCCCGGGGACCGATGGCGTAAGCTATGGACTACGCTGCACTGCAGGTCGCCGTCGAGGACAGCACCGAGAACACGTTCTCGTCTGTTGACTTTGCCACGCTCACCAAGCTGGCAGAGCAGAAGATCTATCAGACGGTGCAGCTTCCGATCCTTCGGAAGGACGCGACCCTGGCGCTGACCAGCGGCGCCCAGAACGTCAACCTGCCGTCAGACTTCCTGGCGGCGTACAGCGTGGCTGTGTACTCGACGCTCTTGGGCGGTGGTGACCGTGCGTTCCTCCTGAACAAGGATGTGAACTTCATGCGGGAGAGCTACCCGAATCCCGCAACCACTGGCACGCCTCGGTACTACGCCCTGGACGGTACGTCAACTGCGTTGATCCAGAAGATCATCCTCGGCCCGACGCCTGGGGCGAACTTCAGCCTTGATCTGAACTACTTCTACCAGCCGCAGAGCATTGTCACGGCAGGCAACACATGGCTCGGTGACAACTTCGACACCGTGCTGTTCAATGCTGTCATGGTGGAAGCCGCTCGGTTCATGAAGGCTGAGCAGGACATTGTTCAGTTGTACGTCAGCCAGTTCAACGATTCGATCCTCCTGCTGAAGAACCTGGGCGATGGCAAGAACCGTACAGACGCCTACCGCAGCGGTCAGGTCAGAAACCCGGTGAAGTGACATGGCAATCCTCCAGGGAATGTGCTCCTCGTTCAAGCAGGAGTCTTGGCAGGGCATCCACAATCTTCCTGTGGACACCATCAAGTTGGCGCTCTACACCGCGTCAGCAAACCTCAGTCAAGCCACGACGGATTACAGCCTTTCCACTGGGCAGGTTCCCGCTGGATCAGGATACACCACTGGTGGTGTGACGCTTACCAACGTCCAAGTACTTCTCTCGGGGACCACCGCCTACGTCACGTTCGACAACCCTGTTTGGTCAGGCGCGTCTTTCACTTGCCGGGGTGGGTTGATCTACAACGAATCCAAGGCCAACCGCGCCATCGCTGTGCTGGACTTTGGTGCGGACAAAACGGCTTCTGGTACGTTCACGATTCAGATGCCCGCAGCAACTGCAACAACGGCGCTGCTGCGCTTCGCTTGAGGTAACCCATGCCTTCTTCATACACCACCCTGCTGAAGTTCGAACTTCCTGTTCAGGGAGAGCTGTCGGGCACCTGGGGCAACGTGGTCAACACGGCCATCACCACGCCCATCTCGCAGGCCATCGCAGGGACGACCAGCATCAACGTCGGCGCCACGGACTACACCCTGACGAACGGGGACGGGTCTACGCCCAACGAAGCGCGGCACATGTTCATTACGGCCATCGGCTCGCCGTTGGCGGCGCGGAACGTGATCTGCCCTGCCACCAGCAAACTCTACGTCTTCACCAACAGCACGTCAGGCGGCTTCGCCATGACGCTGAAGACCTCGGCAGGGTCCGGCATCGCCGTCCCCGCTGGGCAGAGCAGGCTGCTGTACTGCAACGGCACTGACGTTGTTGAGGCGGTGAACGGTTTTGGCAGCATCTCCCTGACCACCGCCCTGGCAGCGACCTCTGGCGGCACTGGGCAGTCCAGCTTCGCGGTTGGAGACCTGCTGTACGCCTCCAGCACCACGGCGATCAGCAAGCTGACGGTGGGAGCAACCAACGCTGTCCTGACGGTCGCTGCGGGCATTCCTTCGTGGGTGGCCACGCTTCCTGTGGCGTCTGGGGGTACTGGCGCAGCCACCTTGGCTGCAAACAACGTCCTGCTGGGCAACGGCACCTCTGCTGTCCAAACGGTAGCGCCGGGTGCATCAGGTAACGTCCTCACTTCCAACGGGACTACTTGGCAAAGTACGGCTCCTGCGGCGGGGTATGTTGGCCCAACGACACAAGTTTTTTCCTCTAACGGCACGTTCACTATACCTTCTGGTATCACCAAGGTAAAAGTAACGCTTGTGGGGGGAGGCGGAGGAACTTCTGGAGGAGCTAATTTTGCTGAAATACTTGCTGGTGGCGGCGGTGCTACGGCAATTAAATGGTTGACGGGACTTACCTCTGGAAACACAATATCTGTTACTGTTGGTAGTGGCGGAACTGCAAGCGGAAGCGGGTCTATTGCTGGTGGGGCGGGCGGTAACAGTAGCATAGCAAGTGGTACGCAAAGTATTACTACTGTAACGGCTAACGGAGGCGCCGGTGGCGGTGTTTCTGGTGTAGGTTCTCCGGGGAGTGGTGGCACCGCTACCAACGGAGACCTAAACATGTCTGGAAGTTCTGGGACAACCTCTGCAATTGCGGGTTTTTCGATATTCTCTACTCCTGTGTATTCACATGTAGCCGGTAACGCTATTGGCGGTGGCGGGGGCGGTAGGGTGGGGGGAACAGGCTCGTCCTCGTCAGGTGTGGCGGGTGCCGCAGGTATTGTTGTCTTTGAATGGTGAGGTAGGACATGATTCAAAACTACCTGCTGATCCGTATTGCCACAAACACTGTGGATAACGTATGTCTTTGGGACGGTAATCAAGTTACGTGGGCACCTCCTTCAGGTTACTTTGCGTTGG